TTAGAGGATACGCATTAACACCTTGGTTATTATAATTTGAACCTGATCTTTCGTATGGACGAAGACCAAATTTCGCATCTATATTAGCCATGTTATGTCTCCTTTAGACAATGTTGGTAGAGACATAGATCTTAACCATTAAGATTTTTTGTTTCCACCAAATTCTACCCGAGACTGCCTCTCTTGTGAGATTGGCATGGAGGGGTGCTCTTCCCTCATAAGATCTGATTCCACTGATTTTTTCTGATCGTTAGTTATACCTCGAAAATATTCATCTCTATCTTCTTTAACTTCAATCGGACATCTCATTAACATTAGGCCACCAACAGCAATAATACCTTTATATTTACCATCTGTCATAGCTGGTAAGTCAAGTCTATCGGGATATTCTTCTGCTCTCACAGGTTCATATCCAGATCTAATTCTAGCGGTCACATTTTTTTCATCCTGTGTTCCTCTAAATTCAAATCGTACCCACCGATGGTGAAAACCTTCAGGTGGTTCTGGTGCCTCTAAATTAGATGGTGGAACCCAACCTCTTTTACGAGTTTTTAATTCACGGGTTTCTAATTTGCGTGAGGTTTTTTGTTTACTTATTTCAGTCATATTACGCCTCCTTCACGTGTTTTGCGTACTCTTCGAGCGGCACACCAAGTTTTTTTGCAATAGCTACTTGTGAGGGTGTGAGTCTCACAGTGCGGCGTCCACTGGACGATGTTCTAACTGCTGAAGCAACCTTTTGAGTTGGCTTCTGCTTTACCTCAAATTTATGAGGAAACTCTTTTCGTATACGTTTGTCTATTTCTTTATAATACTCATCATCCCTAGGGTCAATCCCATTCTGCACTAATTCCGTATGAATATCATATGCGGTGTATGTCATAGCATTATCTGTTCCAAACCAATCGTTTTGTTGAGCCCAAGCTTCTGCTTTAGGGTCTTTAGGAGCTTCTGCTTGTCCTCCTGTACTTTGTTGATTAACGACTTGTTCTACATTAACAGGTTGTTCTTTTTGTGCAGCAGCTTTAGCCCTTATAGCTTTTGCTTTTGAAACTTTTAATCTTTCATCTTCAATAGTTAAACGAGAAATCTCTTGATTAGCCGCTACTTGTTTTTCAACATCTTGTGCATTTATTGCTGCTTCTAATGCTCTTTTAGCAAACTCTTTTTGATTAACTAAAGCTTTTTCTCTATCTACTAACATAGATTCATTTTGAACCATGTTGGTAGATTTTAACGTATCTGATTCTGTTTTTACTTGTTTAGCATACTCAATTGCCGCTTGTTCACGACGTTCTGCTTCTCGCATTTTCTTAGTTAATTTATCAATACGTTTTTTTACACCTGCACTATACTCTTCCAAATCTTCTTCTTTGGTTTCTACAGGTGCAGATTCTTCTTCTTGAACTTCTACAATAGGTGTATCTTGTGAAGGTTCTTCCTTTACCGAAGTTACATTATCTTCTTTTACTTCTACATCTACGGATTCTCCCGATGTATCAATTGGAACTAATTGTTCTGATTTTTTCTGCTCTACTTGTTGCATAGAATTCTCCATGTTATATTAAATTAGCTGGCAATATATCTCTTGGATCATCGACAACAGCCAGTACTTCGTCATCGTTGATTATTCTTAGTTCACCACCATCAATACTAAGTCTAGCTCCAGCATATTTTGCAATGATAATCCAATCATCTTTTTTACACCAAGCACCTTTCGGAAATTTATCTTTATCCAAATAAGCATCAGGACCAACTGCTATAACCTTACAAATATTTGTAGCTATAGAAGCCTGTTCAACAACGGAATCCAAAAGATGAACCCCACCTGCTGTTTTTGATTCTAATTTTAAAGGAAATAAAACAAGACGATATCCTGTTGGTTGTGGTACTTTTTCTATATCTTTCTTAATTTTTTCTTTTTTATTACCATCCCAAATATGCTTTGGCATAATTAGTTTACTTGCTGGCTTGTTCATTCTAGCTCCTGTTTTTTTAGCAGGTCCGTGAGTTCCTGTACTTCTTGTTTTAAAGCATCTAACTTTCCTGTTAAATACCTATATTCGTCCCAATTAGGAACACCTTGTAGTATAGCTTGTTCTACCGCTGTTTGTCTAGCAATTAATTCTTTTTTGTAATAAGTAAAAAAATTCTCTAAGCGCATTCCGCCATCATTTTTGATAATTTCTCACAGCGTTTAGGAGTCTGCTTTCTCCAGGCACTATCCAACATTTCTGAACTTGCAGATTTGTAACTAAGATTTTCTAAATGAAGAAGTGTTTTAAAAAAACGACGAACTCCTGTAACTCCAAGTTGATAAACCATTTCTGTTATAATTTCTTTAGCAGTAGGATGTAAATCTTTTATATGTCCCACAATTTCTTCGGATCCGTCTATTGCTTTTTGCAAATCTATTTTAAATAATTGATATAATTCTTCTTCTTCATATTCTTTACCTTCTACAAAATTATCTTTTTTTGTAATCAAGTGGCCGTAACCAATTGTGGCAAAGCCTCTAGTGTCTGTGTAAATCTGATTCATGAACCCTTCATGTTCCATCAATCTTTCTTCTAAAGAACTCATATAAATATTTTTGTTTTCTGTCTTTTTTCTGGTAACATTCTCGTAAAACCTCTTGGTTCGACCATCATATAACCTCCTTTATTCTTTTTTACAATCTTATTTCCATGTTCACTGGCCCATTTTTTAGCCATTTCTGGTTTATTTGCATAAAGAAAAGCTCTTTGTTTTTTAGAGCGAAAAGGCATTACGACTTTTTAGTTTTAGGTTTAAAGGCTGTTTTAGCTGATTGTTTTAAAGCTTTGTCGGTTACACTACCTTTTCCTGGTCTACTGGTTCCATCTTTTTTGGCTTTATTCATATTATAATACAAACCTTTTTTAACGGTTCTTCCATCTTTTGTTACATGAGTTCCTTTTTTAGCTTTAATAACAGAGCCTTCTCTAGAACCTTTTGCCATACCACCACTTTTTCGTGCAATAACTCCTCTGCCCATTAAGACATCTTTTTTAGTTATTTTGCCGTCTCCACTTAAATCTTTCATTTAGCTATTCCCATTCCACGTTTAGCAATACCACCGCCTCTGCGTTTAATTGCTCCACCTTTTTTTCTCATCATTGGTCTATTGGGATTATACCCTGTAATACTTTGAACAGTTGGATCTGGAGAACGTCCCATTGGATTCATTCCTCCGCCCATGCTACCGCCCATGTTCTTTTTAGCTATTTTCTTTTTACCCTTCATTATAATCTCCTATTTTGTTAAGCCTTTGCTTTTTTCAAAACTGCGGAGTCCAGCGACGCCGAGCATTGAAGTGACAATTGCTAGTAGAGGCCCAGTTTGAATTTCTGGAGCCGTTAAGTTTAATCCTGCAAATTTACTATACCACTCTACCGCAGGAGATAGGATGAATTCAAACGCTAAGGCAAAGCCTCCGCACCAACCGATAAAGGGGCGCCAACCGCTCACAAATATGGAGCGGTGGCCTGCCTCTTTTACATTTACATCCAATTGCTTTTCAGCAAGTTTTTGCTGGATGCGTTGCATTAAAATCTTTTTGTCTAATTTCTCTTCTTCTGAGGTATGGATTGAATCGATCACCGAAGCGACTTGTTTTAAGGCACCATCTTTGCCACCTAATAAACCACCAATGATCTTTAACATTTATACAGCTCCTGAAATTTTTCCTAGAACTATAATTACCACTATGGCGACGATACCAGCTTTAATCCAGTCTTTCATTCCCCATTCGGACCACTCTTTAATGTGAGCCCATATATCTTTTGCAAGTTTCATAGAAACCTCCTTTTTAAGAAGTTAATCTATAGTATTTTACGATTAAAATAAACCTTTGAATGGTACTTTTTTAATTTGTACTTTGCTACGTTGACCTTTTGGTCCAGATCCTAAGTTTTGTGTAACTTTTGGTCCTTCCATACTAGCCGTATATACATCAGCAACTGCTTGTTTATTTACATGAGGTCCTGCGTAAGGATTCATGTCATTTGATTTAGTCATCTTTGCATTAGGATACAAAGATCCATTTATGTATTTTGGTTTTGGGTTGTTTAAAGCCATATTATCCTCTCTTTGCTATTCCGTAGCCACGTTTAGCGAGTCTACTTGATTTTTTTGATTTCTTTGCACTTTTTTTTCTCACCATGCCACCTTTTGCAACATTAAGAGTTTTAGCACCACCTGCTACATCAAGCATATTAGGTTTTTCCCCTTTAGGAACTTTTCTTTCAGGTAAAATTTGTTCAGGCATAAGTTTTGGTGGTGGTTGCATTTGTCTGCCAGTTCCTAATGCTTGTTGAGGATTAGCGGTTTTTTCTTTTAAATTCTTTAAAGTTTTCTCTGCTCGTTCTAGATCGTCTTTATTAATTCTAGAGTTTCCACCCTTCATTTCCTTAGCTAGGTCTAATATATCTTTTAGTGTTGTCATATTATCCTTTCTGCTCGTTCGCTTGTTAGTCTTCAATTTCTTCTGTTTTAACTATATCTGATTTATCAAATTCTATATTATCTGATATCCCATTCCTAATTATAGTTATTTGAGTATTGTCCCATTCATCATCTAAAATAACTATACCTTTAACATCTATTATATATTGTTTCACATTATCCTTTCTGCTCGCTC